ATCTCAGACAGTTTCTGGCTGTTTAACGACGATTTCTTTATTATGAAGCCGATGAGAGAAGATATGCCGGCCCAGTATAACGGCGATCTTAGAAACCATATCGAGAAAGTAAAGGCTAGACACGGCGGCCAGGATATGGACTGGACGGTCCGGCTTCGCCATTTATGCGAAACTCTAGAGGGCGCTGGTAAAGATACTAAGAACTATGCCGTTCATAAACCTATACTAATTAACAAGGCTAAAGCCCTAGAAGTTCTAGACAAATTCCCAGACGAGCCTATGTTTAGAGGCCTTTATGGTAATTACTGGGATATAGGCGGCGTATCAAATCACGATATGAAAGTCTTATTAAAAGATTATCCGGTCGAGAAGTTCAAAGACTGGGAATTTCTATCTACGCAAGACGATTCATTTAGAGACGGTATAGTCGGCCGTTATATCCGTGATAAGTTTACTGAAAAGAGTAGGTTCGAGTTATGATCGGAAGAACTACCGCTTTATCTAAAATAGAGAAGACGCTTCTAGAGCCTACGTTCTATAAGGTTATACAGGGTGGAATGTCGGCCTCTAAGACATTCTCTATCCTAGAAATACTTGTAGGATACGCCGAGAGCTACCCGAACTCGCTGATTTCTGTCGTAGGTATGAGCTACCCTCATCTGTCGACCGGCGCGATCCGCGACTTCACTAAGATTATGAAAGAGACTAACCGCTGGAACCCGGCGCAGTGGAACTCGACCTCTCATATCTACACGTTCGCTAACGGGAGCGTTCTAGAGTTTCTATCGGTCGATAAAATGTCAGCACGTGGCCCTAGACGTGACGTTCTATTCGTAAATGAGGCGAACGGTATCTCTTACGAAGTCTTTATGGAATTAGCCGGCCGAACTCGAGACTTCTGTATTATAGACTATAACCCTTCGGCGAAGTTCTGGGCCCACGAAGAACTTGTAGAGAAGATGAAAGACGATACGAGCTTTATAATTTTAACTTACAAAGATAACGAAGCTCTCTCGAACCGAGAGATAGAGAATATCGAGGCCCATAAACCCAAAAATGGAGAAGAACCGTCTAACTGGTGGACGGTCTACGGTCTAGGTCAAATAGGTTCTCTCGAGGGAAATGTTTACTCCGGATGGGTAGAGACTAGCGCTGAAGATATAATAGCAGGTGGAACTCTAGTAAGATACGGTCTCGACTTTGGCTTCTCTAATGACGAATCAGCACTTGTGGCGGTCTACGATTTAGGGGATAACAAGCTAGGAATTATCGAGAAGATATTCGAGAAGGGTATCCTAAACTCTCAGTATGCTCTAAAGTTCCAAAAAGCCGGTGTAGACGCTTCGGTTCTTATCGTAGCCGATTCAGCAAGACCAGAGGCTATCGCTGAGATAAAGCAGGCCGGATACAGAATCCTCGGAGCCGACAAGAACGCAGGCTCAGTATTAAGAGGTATAGAGAGAGTATCTGAGAAACAAATTTTATACTTCGGGGATAACTTGAAGCGTGAATATCTAAGCTACGCCTGGCGTAAGAAAAGAACCGGCGAGATTATGGATGAAGTCCAGGATGGGAACGACCATCTTCTAGATGCCTTAAGATACGCGGTCGACGACCTATCTAAGAAGCGTATCGAGTGGTAGCCAGCCAGCCTTTTTTATGTTCTACTGTCTAAAAGTAGAATTAAATAAGGTGGGGTGCACTTTAGGAGGTAGTGGCTATGAATTTTATTATTACGATCTACGGAGAACTTCCGGAAGGTATAGCAGACAAGTTATGGCGCAAGGTAGAACCTACGAAGTCGAACTTAACCGTTCTTGATAAGCACGCTTATATCTACGGAGACTGCGACGATTCAACTATTAACAAACTGGCCGTGGAGGCCGGACGCACTGGCTACTATGTAGAAGTCGAAAGGGGGTAGATTCTATGATTAAGCTTCAGGCTAAGATCTACTTCAAGGAACCGTTCGACGAAACGGGCATAGACGAAATCGTCGATAGGTTCGTGGAGGCAGATTTTACTTACGAAACTAAGTATGCAAGGTTTAGAGGAACTCCGGAGCGTCTCCAGGAGTTTATTAGAGCCGTGAAAACGGTCGCAACTGTAGAAAAAGTAAACGAATTATAACCCACCGCCTGGCCGGCATATCCTGTCGGCCTTTTTATGCTTGAGACGTTCTACTGCTCGAATTTAGAGTGAAACTATGGAAACTACATATTTTAGAGCCGAGATAGACTCGAAGGATGCGAAACCGACGGCCGATAGCCGTAGGTTCAGAAATATCCTCGCTAACTCTGGCCTAGAGATGGAATCCGGCGAAGTTCGCGATATAGACAACTTATACGTTATGGGTAGAAAAGGCAAGCTAATTCGCATCGGCGACCTTAACAAGAACCCAGACGCTCAAGTCGAGAAGTATAAGGTCAATTTAGCCACAAATCACGGCCATAACGACCTTGCGACCGGCGAGAGAGTTGTCGACGTTGAAGATATTATCGGAGACGCTAAAGTATGGCTCGATACGGACGGACTCCACGCTCGTATTTATTTCGCAAATAACGACGCTAAGGCAGATCACGCCTGGGCGGTATCAGACAACGCTTCCTATTCTATCGGAACTGAATGGTATCCGGAAGGCTACTACGGTGCCGGTTTAGATATAGAAGAGCCTATCGGGATTCTGCGCGAAATCTCGATGGTGGATACAGGAAACGATCCGCGCGCTTATACACTCGATCACAAAACGGAATCTTCAAAGGCTCAAGGGAGCGAAGAGGAAGTTAGTGATAAACCTAATAATAGTAATTTACAAGGAGATTCAGAAATGTCTGAAATCAGAAAAGATGAACTCACTCCAGATGAGAACGCTGCTATCAAGCGCGAACTCGCTGAAGTCGCAGATTCATTTACTACAAACGCTCCTGAATCAGAGACTGAACCAACAGCTCGTGATGAAGAAGGCGAAACTGCTGAAGAAGCTCCAGCAGAAGAGAAAAAAGATATGCTTCACAATACAGTCGTAGTTATAAAAGACCGCGCTGTCAAACAAGAAATGCCAGTCGAAAAGACTGTCGATAAAAAAGCTATTGTCGCTAAAGCTATCAAGGCTTCAGATGGCAAGTTCAGCACAAAATTCAACGATGGTATCTCAGGAATCGCTGATCCACTTAACATTGAAAAAATGTTTACTGACGCTCTCGAAAAAAGCGATGGAATTATCAGCTACTTCCGCCAGGCTAACGTCCGCGGACTTACTAATAACGTCTTAGATGGCGCTTCAGACGAAGGTGGCCGTGCTAAAGGCTTCAAGAAGGGCGATACTAAACAAGATCAGAGCCTCTCAGATACTATCCGAACAGTTTACTGTAAGATGGTTTATAAGAAACTCTCTCTCGACGCTCTCGAAGTCTATGAGAACCCAGAACTCGTCGAGTTCCGCGCTCAGGAATTAGTCGCTGCTATCGTTCTTGAAATCGAGCGTGCAGCTATCGCTGGCGACGGCCGTTCAAGCGGCACTCCAGACCTCCGTATGTTCGACGGAACTAACCGTGGCTTCTTCTCGATTAAGGCTGATGCTAACGCAGCTTCCGGATACGGAACTCTCGTCGCTGACAAGTATGAAATCCAGGCAGGCGAAAACCTTTACGACGCTGTCGTATCTGCTCGCGGCAAAATTATGGCCGGCGGAGAACAAATCCTCGTCGTAGACCCTGCTATGCTCTCAGGCGCACTCAAGGCTAAGGTCGGTTCAAACTACCTTATCGCTCCAGGTGCTTCTATCGAGGATACATTCCGCGTAGCACGTGTATTCGCTCCACAGTGGCTTAACGGAACCGGCGAAGCTTATCTCATCGCTCGCAACGCTTACACCCTCATCGGTGAAGGCCAAATCCGCAGCCGTGCTGACTTCGATACAGCTTCTAACCAGGATATTCTCCTCGACGAAACCCCTCGCGGTGGTATGCTTACTGCTTACAAGGGTGCTGTTCTTATCACAAGCGGCGATTCAGAATAATTAAGCCTAGAAATATAAGGAACTAGAAATGCTAACACAAGATCAATACAAACTATTTACAGGTCAGGCCGTGAACTACTCGGAGTCAGACTGGTCGACCATCGTAGCGGTCGCTGAATTGAGACTTGCTAGCTTTCTATGCCTTGATGAGTTCCCAGAACTAACCGAGAATAATGTAGACCTAGCCGAGCTTCTAGCGAACTTTATCTCCGGAGTTCTGAAATATCAAGGCGGAAATGGCGCTGTAGAATCTAAGAGCGTCAGAAACTTTACAATTAAGTTCAAATCAAGTAGCGCCGCCAACGCTTTCTCTCTTATCGCCGGCCAGTATGGCGATACTATAGAGAAATACTCTGAATGCGGTATCGGTATTAAGGTCGAACACTCGAAAGGCTGTGGCTGTTATGGATACGGTATTTAGCGCGTTCCCTAATGCTATTATCTCCGGTAGATACTCTATCGGGAAGTATCAAAGAGGAACACTTATCGGGAACGTCTTCGATAAATACGGAGATCTAGAAGTAATTGTAGACGAAGGTCAGTCTTCATCTATATCTAACGCTCCAAACGCTGAAACATTAACAGCTGACCTACTAATGTATGCTCGACCGGGAGAACTCCCGACTACTAACGTCCGAGAACTCGCGTCTTCCTGTATGATTTACGACACAGAAACTGGCGATTATTTCGAAATTATCGACGCTTCTGTAGGTAAAAATCAAGAAAACGGCCAAATCGAACATATTCAGCTTCTTCTAAGGCAGACGGAGGCCGGAGATGTCGAGTCTGAGTAATGTATCGGTCAAGCTAACCTGGAATAACTCGAGATTAAGCCTGATAAACCAAAAAGCAGTCTCCGGACTATTTAGAATGGGCCTCGATATACGAAATCAAGCCCAGAGGAACGCTCCGTATAAAACCGGCGCGCTCTCGAACTCGATCCGAGCGATTCCGAACGGAGATATAGTCGAAGTTATAGCCGGTGGTAGCGTAGGTGCTAAAGATATTAGATACGCAGCGATTCAGGAATGGGGTGGTTATGCTGGAAGAAAACATTCGGCTCATATAGCCGGTAAACACTATATGGAACGCGCTCAGCAATACGTAATGGGCGGAGACTATCTTAAGAAATACTTCGGAGATATTACAAGATGATTACACTAGCGATTTTAGAGAAGATGACAGAGGACGGCGTGGCCGACTTAACCATCGACAAAGACCTATTCTGGGAGGAAGCGCCTCTACAGAAGAACGGTAAAGTCGCTCAAGGTGTATGGCTCGTCACTCGAGGCGGTAGCGCTCAAAATAATCCGAAGGGATTTAACTTGCGATCTACTGTCGACTTCTATGTAGCGTTTAACAGTAAACCGAAAACCGAAGCGGTTCAACAAGAGATTCTACAATGGATACTTGATAACCGTTTCTTCTGCTATCTGAGTGGAAGCGTCGGCGGCACTAACTATAAATTCACGAACGTCCGAATCAGACCGGCCACTACGCCGGAGAACTACGGCGCGACTGAAAATGGACTAATTGTAAAAATCGCGAGCGCAGATTTAGTCTACGATCTCGCACGAAACATTTAACGGAAAGGACTATATGATCAATATCACACAAGTCAGACGAGTTGTCTTCCGAAAGCCAGATGGAAATGGCGGTTTCACCGTCTTTACTCTAGAGCCAGATGACCTAGGACAGGATACGATCGCTTCTGTGAATATCGCTCCACGTATGCGCTCGCGCGCTTCTACCGCTGGAACTACAGAGTCTCCGATCGCTGGAACT